GTTTCCATGTTAGCGAGTATGACCATCTAGCACCAGATACAAATGATCTGATCATGCGGTCGTGGAAGCTGGAGAATGAGTCGCCCCCCGCCTCATGGCGTAGCTGTGTGATCTTGTTGCCGTTGCCCGCTTGAGCATACCAGACCTGCGGTGAAATCTCTTGCGTAGTTAGGCCGTTAGCGGTTGCTGGGGCGCCGAGGATGTCGTTTCGTGGGTCGCCTATGTCTGGGGCGCCTGTGTCGTTCTCTACAAATAGACCGATACTCGACATTATTAATTGCCTGCTGCGCTCGTATTCTGTAGATTGTAAAATGTGTTTTAGATCTTCAAGGGCATGTGATGCTACAGGCAGGCCGCGCCGACCGTCTGAAAGCGTAGGATCGAAGCTGTGGATAATACTAGCCGCGTCTATGTCCTTGTAGTCTGCTTGTCCTTGACCTGTGCTTACACGGTATGCCAGCGGCTTGTCGTTGTCGTCGTAGATGATGCCGTAGATGATGCGTCGCCCTTTGTGCGGTCCACGATTGACCGTGCATTGTTCGCCGTATTTCTTGTCAGCGTCTTTCGTGCGGACTGCGTGCGCGGGTATATTCTTAATCCTTGGAAACTTGCCTGTTTCGTCCGTGGTCAAAAGCGTGAAGTGATCGCCTCTCACGTCGATTTCGTAGCTGACAGATTCCAGATTTTCCCACCAGTCCCAAGATTGCCCGCGAAGGTCTAGCGATTTAAAAAATGAGTTTGTAAGCCATGACTCAACCTCGCTCCCCTGCTCTCGGTCTTCGCCTTTATAAGTTGGCAGCCATGCAACACCGACCGAATAAGAAGCTTTCTGATCGACTACAGACTTGAACGGTCCCATGTTTAGGAATAGCCGCTGTGACAACGCAACCACTACATCCCTGTCTCTTTCAGAGATAAGATCGTCTAAAGATTTGTTTTGAAGCTGAAACTGTGGACCTCTGTAACGTGATTGAGAGGAACCGTGAATCAGTTTATTGGTGCTTGTAACAGGATTTGAGTTGGCGTCTAGTATCATTAGAATATTGGGCGTGTTCTGGTTGTTGCTACTGCGTTGTTATCATACATCTTGACCACCAGAGAGAGTATCTCTAGCCTGTCATGATTTGAAATGGTTCTGTTGCCAGACATGCTTTGACCGTTTACCGTGCTACTCGTTAGCTCAAACGACTTCGACGGATCTATGGCGATTGATAGAGCAAGCGATTTCTGCTCGGTTCTAATCTGCACCTCTGCCGCCTTGTCTGTGGCTAGCGCTGTGTATATTGCTCTTGCCGTGTTGAATATCGAAGTCACGAAAGCTATCACCGCTTACAGTTGTCCGAATGTCAAACAATGCTTCATGTTCTAGTCTCCAAAGATTCCCCAAACAAGAGCGGCGGCAACGTTGTAAACCTCACAGTCCCACAGATGGTTTTGTCTGCTCTTTTGTTCCCAGTACCCAACAATGTTTTTGCTCTTGCCGTGCGGCCCTTCTTTCCTCACCTCTGCTCTCATGTGTTTTCTGTAAACCTTTGACACGTCGGGCGCAATAGTCCATTCCAGCCCGCCCCCGTTCATCAGCCGCCACAGAACATCTTTGATTGGGTTCGTTGCTATCTCGATGTAACGACAGCGTGAGCCATCATCGCCGACCGTGTATTTTGTCCGTGAATACAGCCTTTCTTCCACAGCACCGCCTTTAATCGGGTGTTGGTAGCTTCTAACCTGTCCGTTACCTCGTATTCCCCACCATCCATTTCTGGCACAAAGCTCTGCCGTCTTAGACCACTCGAAGCCAATATCCACAAACACGTGGTGATCCTCTACGCCGTATTGCTCTTGCAATTCTCTCATGCGGATCTCGTCGCTTGTTGATGGTATGTAACCTTCCCATAGAAGTTCGCTTGACTTGCCGCCACTCCATGCCCTAATAGCGCCCCAGAAATGATCTCCGCCTTTATCACAGGTAAAAAATCGTACGCTCTCGTCTGGTATCTTTTCCTTGGGGTCTCGACCTTTAATGGCTGAGTGTGAAACCTTCATTTCGTTTCTCTCGATGCCTAGGTCGTCGCTCCACGGTATGCAGTCGTCAGCTTGTAGCATTTGACGATATGCTGTAACGTCTCCAAGGTCTAGCTTCCGCTTTGCCTCAAGTAGTTTCAATACGTAGTTCTTCCAAGGGATCCACCAGATGCCTAGGCGGTGCATCCTAAAGCCTCGATGATCGTCTAAGCCTGTATCACTCTCTGCGATATATTCCGCGCTGTTGGTTAAGTCTCGGCGCTCCTGTGGCGTGTCCTTGTAGACCTCACCGCACAAAGGACAAACGACTCTTGCTGTGTCCGCTGTGGCTTGGAAGTCTACTCCGTCTCCAATCTTGGCAACGTCATAAGCGATGATAGACCGATCGTATTTAACAAACTCACTGCACCCTCGGCATTTAAAAGACCATGAAGCCTTGTCTGTTTTATTCCATTCAACGTCTAAATCATCTTCTGTGTAGCCTGCTTGAGAAACTATAAATACCTTTCGATTCCACCGGTCATGGTGTCGCTTCATGAAGTAGCCAACAAGGCCCGCTTTCCATTGCCAGACTTCGTCCGCGTATAGGTAACGGCAGGATTTCTCTTGGAATGATGAAATATTAGCACCGCTAGCCACCAGCGGCATGTGAGGAAACAGGATCTCCATCGCTCTTGATTTGTGTCTGTCTGATGGCCAGAGCTTGTCAATGTATTTGCAACTCTTAAGCGCCGGAATTAGCCTTGTCTCTGCCCAGAATTTCGCCGTTGAATCTGTCTGCGATGCGTAAAGAAAGCTGCCAGGGTTCTCTGAGACCACCCAAGGGATATAGCCTTCAGCCATCGTTGACTTGCCGCAACCAGTCGGAGCCATGAACACAATATTACGAGTGCGTGCGTCTGCTCCGCACTCCATCGGTGCGCGTAGCCAAGGTGTCTGTTTGATGTCAAATCGACTAGACCTCTCCGAGCCTTGAAGCTGGACGTTCTTGCTTGCCCAGTCTGGCGGGCTTAGTTTCGATGGTGGTCTGATCCCTAGTCTGAATGCGTCGCTCATTGTCTTTCTTGGTTTTAAATATGTTGTCGTAATTACTGCGAAACTTTTTCAAGTCCGCGCCTTTTCTCAGCTTGTCTCCTTTTCCTGCGCTCATGGTCTTTCTTTTCCTTTCCAAAATTCACTTTGTTTCTCTGCTAACATAGCAGCAATCTCTGCCCATCTCTTAGCCATTACCTCTTGCATGTCTGGTTCTGATAATCCTGTCAACTCTGGTGGCCAGTCGTTTACAATCTTAGCCCCTGCCGCCCCTACCGCCGCGCCTATCCTTGTGTCTCGCTCGTTGATTTCATCAAGAGGAATTAGCTTGCCTTGCTCTTTTTCGACCTTGATTGTTTTCTGCAATAGTGTTGCCTTGGAGTCTAGAATCTTTAGGTCGTCAATGTTGGTTGCCCTCATTCCCGCCGCTCGGATCTCGTCAACAGTCATCCCCTCGTCAATCGAGTTAGCGGCACCCTTTGACAGCTTGGCACCGGGCTTGATCCTGTGTCGTTTTTTAGCCAGTTCAGCTTTTACCGTTTTGTCGTCATAGACGTTCACGCCCTTTGATGACAGCTTCTTTACAACATCAATCGTAACTCCGTGATGTTCTGCAATCTCTCTGTGTGTCCTTGCCATTTTAGTGTTTGTTGAGTCTCAATAAGGGTGCGTTAAATGCAAGTTAGTTGCATAAAAGTTGATCGGGAGACCGTCGCAAACATCTCCCGCTGTTAGTCGTAGGGTTCCCACATGGGTCATCCCTTGTTCTATGCGTGTTCCAGCGTGTTTCATTTGTTAGGTTGTATCGGTTACAATCGAGAGCGTGTTTTGTAATCACTTGCTGACTATTCCTTATTGAGACTGAGCCTTGTGTTTTCTGTTAGCATTACCCTTATTG